CTACCCTTTGGAAGTAAATCAATCATAGCCAAATACATTGCTTTAGGAGGAACTTCTTGCAAATAAGGTTGAACAGCTGCAATGGTTTCTACCCATTCATACTTCATAGATAAGAAACGAAGAACCATATAATTTGACCAGGTCTTTTTATCTGATTCATCCAACTTATCCCAATACTTTGGGTCTTGTTCATTGGTAACCGCTTTGATATGGTCAAATAGGGATTTAGGCATTCTCTTCTCTTTGTTTATCTAATTGTTCCAATGCTTTCATTTGTTCTGGAAGTAGTTCTTCACATACCTCACCACAAGCTCCACAAAGTAGAACTTCAATTGGTACTACTACATCTTGCGGTGTACCAGTTACCAACTTTGAGATTTTGCGGAACTTAGCCCCATCAATGAATACATCGTATCCACAATGTGAACATTGTACAGGTTTAGATTTACCCAAATCAATCTTTGCTTGTTGTGTTGGTTGTTCTGATGCTTTTTGTGGTTTACCACCACCTTCCATTCCTACGATTTTTGCCATCTTAGATTAAGTTTAAAATTTCTATAAGTGTTGCTGCCATTGGAATCTCTTTATCAATAGCGTTGAAGTGTTTGTTCTGTCCTTCAGAAAGAGCGATAATTACATTCGCTGTATTTGATGGAGCGTACTCATCCACCTTCTCATATAAGAGAGTGAATAATTCTGAGAAATCAGTTGCTCTACTATCAATAATAGTTTGTCTAAGATTCACATATTTGTTTCTCTTATCATCTGAAGATTTTAGAATATCCAATACCTTCATTTTGTAATCATTCTCCAAAAGGTTTTGAGTATCTACTTTCAACACACCTTTGATTGAGTTCAACTGACAGGTATTGATAATCTTACGAATATCAGGATAACCAGCATCAATAATTGGAACTAAATCTTTTGGTTCAAACTTTACTTCCTCACTATTCAAAATCTTTGAGATTTGAACAGCTACATCCTTTTTAGTTGGAGGTACAATTTGGAAAGTTTGACAACGAGATTGAATTGGTTCAATAACTTTCTCAACATAGTTACAAGTCAAAATGAATCTACAATGCTTTGAAAAAGTTTCCATCAAATTACGAAGAATAGCTTGTGCGTTCTGAGACATATAATCAAACTCATCTAAGATAATAATCTTATACTTTTTGAATCCCATTGAAGATGCAAAGTTCTTCACTTTGTTTCTTACAGTTTCCACATTGTTTTCATCAGATGCGTTGATTACCATATAATCACAATCCAATGATTTTACAATCAATTTAGCTAATGTAGTTTTACCAGTACCAGCTCTACCATAAAGAAGTAGGTGAGGAATATCACCAGTTTCTAAGTAACCTTCAACCTTTTCTTTAAGATGTTCGTTACCCACATAGTTTTCTAAAGTAGTTGGGCGATATGATTCTACCCAAAGTGAGTTATCTACTTGTTCGTTATTAGTTTCTTCGAAAAATCCCATAATTTATATTTTATCTACCTACTTCGTTTAATCGTTCTTCTTTGAAGGTTTCCCAATCTTTACCTATACCATCGATATAGAATAAATCTTCGGGCTTTAATCTACCTTCATCATGCAACTTAGAATATCGTTTGATTGCTTGTCTTTTCCACCAATTGTTGATGTAATCTACACCATCTTCAAACTTCTTTTTCATTTTAAGTTCTGATTCTTCAATTTCTGAACGGAGGAACTCAGGTCCGTTTTCGTACATCATAGCAAGATATACACCTCTTTTGAAACCATGATGATAATCACTCATTTTCATTCCACATTCTTTGAAAATCTGAGTTAGAATCTTTTGTTTAATACCACTTACAGGTCCACTAGCACCTTCACCAGTTCCCATATTAGCACCATTACGGATTCGTTCATTGGTGATTGCATTTTCATACCACTCAGCACGATTCTCTTTCAACCATTGATGCCAAGGGTCATAGAACTCATCATCAGGTTTGATTGCAATCTTACCAGCAGATTCACCCAAAGTTTTGAAATGTGGAATACCATTATACTGAGAATGAATTCCATATAGGGAAGTTGTTCCCACAGCTATCAATGTTTGCCCATACTTTTTTTTCCAATATTCTCTAACTTCTGGAACAGTGGTCATCATTGCGGTGAGTTTACCACCTAAAAAGTTGTAACCTAAAGGTTGGGTACAAACAATGGTGGATGCGATAGTTGTGTAGTTCAACTTCCCCTTTTGGAATTTATCTTCTTTGGTCCATCCGATGTAATTATCTCTAACTCCCATTGCAGTAACATCTGATGCTAAGGATACCAAACCTAAGAGTTTTCCACTTTTTCTATCTTTGATAAACAATTTCACATTTCGGCCAGGGTTAGCTGTCCAACTCATTGTGTGAATCATCTTACGAAGATATGTCCACTTTGTAGCTTCTTTGGAATCCTCAACAATTTCAACATAAGGTTCTAACTCTTCAATCTCTTTGATGGTTAGTTCTTTGTTGTTGATATCGGTTGGTTTCCATTGCATATCATACAATGCGGCAATTTGGGATTTATCTCTGAGCATTGAATCTTCTTGCAACTCCACCCACTTTTTGTAGAGAGTTTGTTCTTCAACACTCATTGTCATAAGGTAATCCATATTTTCAATGAGCTTTCTTTTCTCATCTTCAAATACAAATTCTGGCTTTGCTGGTTCGGTATCCCAAAAACTCATAATGTTACTTTAAAGATTTATTATTTAATCTCTACTAAATAGTAGTTAGAAGTGTAATCTCCATCAACAAAGTTCAAATGTGATAAACCTTGTGATGAAATCTTCAATGAAGAAGAGTTTGAACCTTTGTTAGCCAATAGGATAGCTTTAAGGTATTTCGCAGAGAATGCGATTGGTTCAACATCACCATCACACTTACAATCAACCGAAATTGAGATTCGGTTAGAGTTGATTGAAGAATAACCTAAGATGATTTCTCCTTTACCATCTTTACAAGTGAAGGTAAATGTATCAGCATCTGCCAATGCTCCCTTAGATTTGATGAATTTGTTTACGAACTCATCGTTTAGTGTTACTTCTACATTGAAAGGGGGAAGTGCTTTTAAATCAGGTACCGCTGGGATAACTGATGGTGCTGCCAACATATACTGCATCTTTGTTCCCTTATCAGAGAATTTCAAAGCTCCAGTTACTTCTTCAACTTCAATTGTGTTATCTAACACACTCAATAGACCTTTTAACTGAGATGTAGTGTAGATACCAAACTCCCCATTTGGGAAATCTGCTCCACTAACTGATACATCACCCAAAAGGGTTTTGTCATCAGAAATCATACGAACCGAAAGGTCAGTACCTTCTGATTTTACCATAACTGATTCAACCTCTCCACCGAGATTGTATCGATTGATGAAACCATCGAATTTTACTTTTTCCATAATTTACTTTTAATGTTTATTTTTAAGTGTTACAAATATACGAATTATTTTCGAATTATCCAAACTAAAAAGAGAAAAACTTTTCAGCCGTTTTGGTTGAGGATAAAACCTCACCCCAATTTAATGCTCCGTAGAAATCTTCTAACTTTTTAAGAAGTTCTCTTTCGAAGATTTTGTCGTGGTCAATGTAGGTACTAATCAACTCCATAATCTGAGGAGGGTCATTGTAACCATTCATTGCTACCCCATCCAACCCATATGGATTTTGTTTGAGGTAAACCCACTTAATCTTATCACCATCTTTTAGAGGTTCATATTGGTTTTGAACTCCAAAGTGTTTCAATAATTGATTGTATGCGATTGATGCTTTCACATGGGCAGGAGTTGCTGATAAGAATTGAAACATTGCAGTTTGGTCTTTTTTCTTAGGCATATACTTTGATAAGTTTTTTACAGCCCCAGCTTTAGCAATCTTAACAACATCCATTGTTGGTAGATTCTTTTTAAAATCATAAACTTTATTAGTAAGTTGTTCTTCAGTATCACCTCTAAGGATTTCAATTAGAACCTCACTCATAAACTTTCTAAATGCAGCTGGATATGAAGAACGAACAACATCCAATCCTTTTACATCCAACTTATCAACAGGTACACCATTATCTGAGATAATCCATTGTGCATATCTCTTTTTAGCAATCCAAATACCAGCTTTAGAAACATATTCTTTCTTAATCTCAAATCGATGCTTATCAATGTTAAATACTTTTTTACCTAATATATCATAAAAATCATTTAGATAATCTTGCATTTCACCAGCAATATCATTCACAAAACCAGCTATGGTTTGTTGGTCATTCTCTTTCCAATTTGGAATACGATGGTCTAAAAGAGGGGTTGCTGAGAAAAATACAGAATCAGTATCAATGTATATGTTACTGTCAGCATCAGGAGTACCAAGCTCCTTATTGTATTTGATGTTAGCCATATCAGCTGTACTCTTAATAACCGTCTGTCCCGTTGTGGTAACAGCGGTAGCATTATCAACATCATAGAACCTAAAGGCAGGAAGACCAAGCACACCATAAAGAGAGTTAAGTAGAATCTTCTGAACCAACTGGCGTTTCTTATAGAATGCGTATTTTTCTTTATCTCCGCTTTCTCCATATTGTTTTTCTAATTTTCGGAACTCAACCCTTTGTGAGAACCACAAATCCAAAATATCAGGAATACACCCTACTTTATCAGTACGATACAATACACCATTTGATGCTACTGAGAACTTACTTCTTTCAAAGAATTTTTTTAGATTCTCTTGTGTAATCGTATCACCATTAATTATCCAACTTTCTCGTTTTCCTTTAATGTAATCCTGCGCATCCCAATTCT